TCAACCACCCGACAGACCCTGGCGGCATGACCAACCTCGGCGTGACCAAGAAGGTCTGGGAGGAGTGGGTCGGGCATGAGGTGGATGAAAAAACCATGCGCGGCCTGACCCCCGAGATTGTCGGCCCGATGTACAAGTCCAAGTATTGGGACAAGGTCAAGGGCGATGAGCTACCGGCTGGCGTGGACTATGTGGTGTTCGATGCGGCGGTGAACAGCGGCCCAGGTCGGGCTGCCAAGTGGCTGCAAGCGTGCGTAGGTGTTGATCCTGACGGCGGCATCGGCCCAAAGACTTTGCAGGCTGTGGCCGCATTTGAGGGCGATCTGGTTGACGATTATGGCAAGCGCAGGCTGTCATTCCTCATGGATCTGCCCCACTGGCCAACCTTTGGCAAGGGCTGGAGCCGCAGGGTTGCTGAAGTTGGCAAAGTAGGCGCAGACATGGCATAAGTGAAATAATCATGTCATGGCCAATGTCAAGCAACAATTAGAGACGCCTTCACTCTCACCTCTGGGTTATCCACCAGAGGTGTATGAACGCCGGAACTTGAACGAGAACAACGGCGCACTGAACATTTTTTCCAGAAAACTGACTTCCGTCCTTGGCTCACTGTTTGGGCCAAGGGGCGGCAAGTTTATGAACAATCCGCACGGGGCGTTTCAGGACTCAACCGACCAGACGGCGGCCAACACCACCACGGCCTATGCGGTCACATTCAACACGACAGACTTCAGCAATGGCGTGACAATAGCCAGCAACAGTCGAATCACAGTGGCCGACTCTGGAATCTGGAACTTGCAGTTTTCCATTCAACTAAAAAACACCACAAACGATGGTCAAGATGTGGATATTTGGTTTCGCAAGAATGGTACAAACATTGACAACTCAAACAGCAGATTTCACTTAGTAGCAAGAAAAGGTACTGGTGATCCTAGCCATATCATTGCTGCATTGAACTTTTTTGTAAGCATGAATTCAAACGATTACATTGAGATCATGTGGAGAACTGAAAACACTGGTGTAAGTATTGAGCATTTTGGGACCAGCGCCAGCCCCACACGGCCAGCAGTGCCATCAGCCATTGCCACAATGAGCTTTGTGTCCAACCTACCAACGATCTGATTATGTACATACCAATTAAATTACCCCCAGGCGTTTACAGAAACGGCACTGAGTACCAAGCCGCTGGCCGGTGGCACGATGCCAGCCTTGTGCGCTGGTACGAGAACACTTTGCGACCAGTGCTGGGGTGGCGCACCAGATCAGCATCAGCAGTGACGGGTTCATGCAGGGCCATCATCACTTGGCGCGACAATGCTGCCGACAGATACATTGCCCTTGGCACGCACTCCAAACTGTTTGCGATGAACAATTTGGGAACACTCAAAGACATCACGCCAACGAGTTTCAGTGTGGGCTATGCCAGCGCGCAAGTGACCACCGGCTACGGCTACAACACCTATGGCAACTTTGCCTATGGCGTGGCACGGCCAGACACTGGGGTAATTATCCCAGCCACGACTTGGAGTCTTGACACTTGGGGCCAGTATTTAGTGGCTTGCTCGAACCACGATGGCAAGATTTACGAGTGGCAGCTTGGCTTTACAACGCCCACATTGGCAGCTGTGATTACCAACGCGCCAACCAGCAATAAGGCCATTATGGTGACTGCTGAGAGGTTTTTGTTTGCCCTTGGAGCTGGTGGCAATCCCAGAAAAGTGCAGTGGTGCGACCAAGAGGACAATACCCTTTGGACACCAGCTGGTGACAATCAAGCAGGCGACTATGAGCTGACCACGCCTGGCTCACTTCTGGCTGGCAAGCGGGTCAAGGGTGTCAATCTATTGTTTACAGATGTGGATGTCCACACAGCAAATTATGTTGGCGCGCCATTTGTTTATGGGTTTGAGAAGGCTGGCAGTGGATGCGGCCTGATCTCGGCCCAAGCTGTGGCGGCCATCGACACTGCTGCCATTTGGATGAGTTCATCAGGCTTTTGGATTTATGACGGCTACGTCAAGCCACTGCCTTGCGATGTCTCTGACTACGTTTTCACAAACATCAACTATGGTCAAAAGTCCAAAGTCTATGCGGTCCACAATAGTGAGTTTGGCGAAATCTGGTGGTTTTATCCATCCAGCGCCAGCAACGAAAACGACAGCTATGTGACTTTTAACTACCGAGAAAACCACTGGTCCATAGGCACACTGGCCAGAACTGCCGGTGTCGATGCCGGAGTCTTTACATACCCGCTGATGGTCGATCCAAGTGGCTTAGTGTACGAGCATGAGGTGGGCTACAACTATGATGGTGGGACCCTGTTTGCTGAGTCTGGGCCAGTGCAATTGGGCAATGGCGACAACATCATGTCGGTCAGGCAAGTGGTCCCAGATGAGCAGACCTTGGGTGAGGCGGTGGTGTCGTTTAAGACCAGAAACTACCCGACTGGGACACAATCCACATTTGGGCCATTCTCGGCAGCCAACCCGACTTCTGTCAGGTTTTCTGGCCGACAAGTCAACATGGTGGTGACTGGTGCGGTATTGGCTGACTGGCGGGTGGGTGTCTTTAGATTGGATGCTGTCCCAGCCGGTAAGCGATGAGTGACCAAGAACATTTGGACAGGCTGCGCCACCATGTGGAGGCTGCCTTAGAATACAGTGGAGGCACACATAATTTTGACGATGTCGCTGAGATGGTTGAAGATCACAGATTACAGCTGTGGCCAGCCAAAGACTCGGTGGTATTGACAGAGATCATTGTCTACCCACAGCTGAAGAATTTGCACTATTTTCTGGCTGGTGGCGACCTAGATGAACTCTCAAGGATGCGACCATTGATCGAATCCTGGGGCAAGTCAATTGGTTGCACCAGGGTGTCATTGGCAGGCCGAAGAGGCTGGGCAAAGACATTTTTAAAAGACGAAGGTTACAGCCCACAATGGACTGTAATGGCAAAGGATTTATAGGGGAAAAACATGGCTACTGTGCAAGAGTTATATCAACAAATTCTAGGCCGCGAACCAGAGCCAGCTGGTTTGCTTTATTGGGAAAACCAATTTGGTGGTCAAGTTGATCCAGCAGAAGTGGAAAGATTTCAAGCGGCTGCGGCCTCTGAATTAGCACAACGACAAGCAGAATCTGCTGCTGCTTCAAATGCAGCTGCTCCTGTCTCTAGCGGTGGCGCTGCTGCAAATGTTGAGGCTTTGTACGAGTCACAACTTGGAAGAGCTGCTGACCCTGGTGGCCTTGCTTATTGGACCAATAAATTTGGAAATGAAATTGATGCCAATGAGGCAGCCCAATTTCAAGCAGCTGCTGCAAGAGAATTAGCTCAAAGATCAAGCCAACAAGCTGTCGAGGCTTTATATGCGTCACAACTTGGAAGGGCTTCTGACCCAGAAGGTCTTGCCTACTGGACCAATAGATTTGGCAGTGATATTAATGCCAATGAATTGGCCGAATTTCAAGCGGCTGCTGCAAGAGAAGTGGCAGCCAGAACAGCCGGTGTGCCGCCTCCGCGAGTGACAACGCCACCGCCAAGACCAGTAACACCAACACCAACACCAGCACCGCGAGTGACAGCGCCACCGCCAGGAACACTACCACCACCAACGCGAGTGACGCAACCACCAGTATATTCGGGTGGTACTGGCGGCACATTTATTGGCGGTGGAAGCCCAGGCTATACAAGTTTTATGCCGTTTTCAAATGCAGGCCAAGGTCTTGCTGAAAATTTTGCAAACTACCAGTCAATTCCAATTGGCTCGCAGTACAACCCAGGAGTGACTGCTGGCGGTTTTTCCCCATACGAGCAAGTCATGGGCCAGATGAGACCACTTGGCAACCCATACGCAAATGTCATGGCAGGCCAAGCAATGGGTGGCTATGACCCTGCTTTGTATGACCAGATTCTTGCGAATAATGCGGCAAGAGCTGTGGCTGCAAATGCTGGCGTGACTTTGGCTGATTACTATGGCAGCGGTGGCGGTGGTGGCGACAGTGGCGATGGTGGTGGTGGTGGTGATGGCAATACTGGCGGTGGACCAGGCACTGGCGCTGCTGGTGATGCGGCATTTGCCAAAGGTGGCATAGTGCGCAATTTGCTTGGTCCTAATCCCCCTGGCCCTGATGATGGTGCTGGATATTTACAAAATGGAGAATATGTGATCAAGAAGTCTTCAGTCAACAAGTATGGCAAAGGACTTTTGGACATGATCAATGAGGGCAAAGTGCCTGCCAAGAAAATGAAATCTTTACTCGGATAAGGTGGCGATATGTCAAAAGGTGGAACAACAACCTCAACAAGCTCGATTGATCCACAGATCAAAGAAGCATTCTTGGCCAACTTTCAGCAAGCTCAAAATGTTGCTGGCGCATTGCCGGTCCAACAGTTTGCTGGATACAACCCAATATATCAGGCAGGCGAGGAAGCTCTGGTCAACACTGGCCTTGCTGGCCCAGGCATTACTGGCACAGACTTGGCCGCGCAGATGGCGGCTTATGGCGGTATTTATCAGCCTGCACAGCTCACAGCGCAGCAGACCAATTTGGGCATGACTGGACCAGGCTCAATTGGCAGTTACATGAATCCATATACAAGCATGGTGCGTGAAAATGCACTGGCTGATTTGGAATCTGCAAGACGCGCTGCCATTCAGCAGACTGGTGAACGCGCCACACAAGCCCGTGCTTTTGGTGGATCACGCCAAGGTGTGGCCGAGGCTCTGACAAACCAAGGGTTTGCCAAGCAGGCTGCCAACCTTGGGACAACTTTGAATGAGCAAGCCTTTAATCAGGCGATGGCTATGCAGCAAGCAGACATTGCTCGCAGATCAGCAGCCGACATTGCCAATCAGCAAGCAGGCTTGCAAGGCGCGCAATTGCGCTTGGGCGGTGCAAGCCAGCTAGGTAATTTGGCTGCACAGCAACAAGCATTGCGTCTTGGTGGCGCTCAAGCGGTCATGGGTGCTGGAGGTGCGCGTCAGGCTTTGGATCAGCAACAAATGGATGCAATCCGAAATATTGGTTTGCAGCGTTTGGGTGTGGTCCAGTCAAGTCTTGGTGCGCAGCCTGCAAACCTTGGCATGGTGGCACAAACGCCATACAGCCAGAATGTGGGCGCTGGCGCTCTTGGTGGTGCATTGGCCGGTTCTCAATTGGCTGGCACTCTTGGTCTTACAGCTGGCACTGGTGCTGGCCTTGGCGCATTGCTTGGTCTGATCTAATATGCCCAACATCCCAACCCCAGAGCCACAAAGCTACGCAAACGCGCAGCTCATGGCTTTGCTTGATCCATCAAGCAAGCGTGACACCATCCTGATCACGCCTGGATCACCTATGCCCTCGCGCATCCCTGACGGGCTGACAGTGGCTGAAACAAGCCGAGGCATTGTGATCACCAGTGACCCAGCAAAGGTCAAGATCATTGACCAAGGGTCTGAGAAAGATGTGGGCATGGCGCTGTTTGGCTATGCATACGATCAGGCCAAAGGCTTTGACAATGTGGCGGTGGCCATGGATAAAAACAGAACACCGGTGGCAGAACTGGCCATCAAGCCTGGTCAAGAAAGACGGGCCATGAGGGCTGCATCTTTGCTTGCACCAGATACTGGATCAACTAACATGATGAGCAGAGGCGATGTGGTCAATACACGCCTAAAAGGTTTATTGGATTAAGGTGGAAATATGGCTAATCAATTTGATTTTGCAAGTTTAGGCAATATATTTGGTGGGATGCCTGGTGCAACACCAACGGGTCTTGACGCATTGCTGACAGAAGATCAGCGCAAGCTCTTGGGCCGTAATGCTGCACTGTCAGCAGCCGGTGCATTGCTCCAGGCCAGTGGCCGAAGTGCAGTGCCAATCAGCATGGGCCAAGCACTTGGATCAGCTTTGCAGGCAGGCCAGCAAGGTTATCAACAAGCCCGTGCTGGCTCTTTTCAAGATTTGCTTTTGGGTCAGAAACTGCAAGAGGCTAAAGCAGCTCAAGAATTGCAAAAGCAAGTCGCTGGGGTATTGACTGGTCCTACACCAACTGTATTGAGTCCAGAGATGCAAGCCTTGGCCGCGCCTGGTATGCAAGCTGGCCCAACTATGGCCCGTGCAGAACTGGCCGCAAATATTCCACAGCCAAGCGCCAATGAGATTAAGGCTGCCCAATACCAGAGGATTGCAGACATTTATGCAACAGCTGGCAAAGGTGAAGACGCAAAGCGCTATCAAGACATTGCCAGAGATTTAAACCCAAGGGCTGAAGTTGTTGGCCAGCCATTTGAGGTGACTGACCCCAAAGGCAATCCCATCTTGGTCCAGCAATATAAGTCTGGTGACATCAAGACAATGCAAGGCTTTGGTCCAAAGCGCGATGTCGTCTTGCAGAATCTTGGTGGTCAGACTGTGGCTGTTAACAAGTCATCATTAAAAGGTGGTGAAACATTTGCCCAGACAATGACACCAAGCGAGATTGCAAATCTTGGTATTGCCAGAGCCAATTTAGGCGTGGCCCAGGCTGGCCTTGGCTTGCGTCAAAGAGAATTTGATCGTAGTGGATTTGACCGAGTCGACACAGCAGAAGGATTTTTTAATGTGCCTAAAGGCGGTGGTGTGGCCCAGCCGATTATGGGACCAAGCGGTCAACTCAAAGGTGTCTCTGGTGGCAAGCCGACAGAGGGTGAGACAAATGCTGCCGGCTTTGCCCAGCGCATGGAATTGGCTCAAAGCATTTTTCAAAGACTACCAGCAGGCTCACAGCCAGGTGTAGGCACTCGAATGGCCGAGGCCGTGCCATTTGTTGGTGGCGCTTTAGCACGAGGTGTTGTTCAAAGCGCAGATACTCAGATGTATGACCAGGCAGCGCAAGATTGGATTCGCGCCAAACTGCGCAAAGAGTCTGGTGCTGCCATTGGCGTGGATGAGGCACGACAAGAATATGCCACCTACTTCCCAATGGTGGGTGATTCAGCAGAAAAGATTGCGCAAAAAGCAGAAGCTAGGCGCGTTGTTACATTGGGAATGCAAAAGGCTGCTGGTAAGGCTTATGAGCCTTACACCCCATTAGCGCCTGCACCGACCGCCCCTGCTGCACAGCCAATGATGTCTGGTGTTCCCACATGGGACCCAGTCAAAAAACAATATGTTTACCAGTAAGGTCAAGCTAT